AACTGGTCCGTCACCGGCGGAGCCAAGTACCAGCACCGACTCTGGAACTACGGCTCCGACGGCTTCGTGACCGCGCTAACCTTCCTTGGGATCCCGTATAAGACTGTCATCTACGACGTGCAGTCGCAACGCACTTCCCCGGATCGTGCTGTCGTTCTCCTGTCCCCGATGCGCACGTATTACGGAGTCCTCGCCCCCATCGTCTATTACATGGGGCGACACCTTGACTACCTGAAAACGTCCGTCAAGTCTTTTAGCAAAGTGGTCACCCACGCACGAGAAGGCAAGTTTGTCTCTGTCGCCCCCCACGACAGTGAATCCTCAGCAACTGTGCCCGTGAAGATCTTCGACGCCCTCGTCTCGCAGAAGCGCAACTCCCCGAAAGGAGAGTTGAACAACTACTCTGTCAAGTCGTACCTTGACAAAGAAGAGATCACCGAGCGCGACCTAATCTCACCCATACTCACCAGCTATTTCAACACGGCGGAAGACATGCCACTCGACGCTGTCTTCGTAACCGATATTCCTAGAATGGTGCGGGTCGCCTTTGGTGCCCCAGACCCCGCGGACAAACCGAAGCTAGTCGCTTTCGCCGCGTCGTTTGGTGTGCCGCCCGCTTTCGTTCCTATGAATAACGCCGCTGGATCCGAGCAATCCATAGCTGGCCGCGTGGTGCTACCTCAGGAGACCGTCGCTGAACTTCTCGGCGAGACCAAGATGCGACCGTTCATGTCCGAAGTCCTCGGAGAACTGCTAGGCTTCCTAGTCCCGGTGCCCCATCAGGGCGTGCCGTACGACTTCGACGCAATTGCGGAACTCCAGGTTAGGAGTGGACAGAAGCAGGATCTCGCCAAAGCATCTACTCTTGGAGCCGCTCTTTCTCGCATCGTCACCACTTTCATGAAGGGTGAAGCCACTGAGAAACCCACCGATCCACGCAACATCACCACGTTCAACGCCCCTACCAAAATCGACTACGCCTCGTTCATTTACCCACTGACCGAAGTCGTCTTCAAGTCGATGCCATGGTATGCGTTCGCCAAGTCACCGCGTGTTGTTGCAGAACGCGTCGCCGCGATCTGCAAGAACAACGACTCAGTGGTCTGTCCAGACTTTTCCAGAATGGACGGCCACATCAACGAGTTGTGCCGCGTCGCTGAGCGAGCTTTGGGCCGCCGCTTCTTCGCTCCCCGCTACCATGACGCGTGGGACGAGTCGCATGGCAAAGCGTACAACAACACCGGCGTCACCGAGCATGGCGTCCGGTATGATCAGGGATACTCACGAGGCTCCGGCGAGATGGGCACGTCCGCGTTCAACACGTTCATCAACCTGTTGGTGTGCTACTACACCCTGCGTTGCAACGGATACGACAAGGACGCCGCTTGGAAAACCATCCTGGACAACGCAATCCTAGGAGGGGACGACGGACTCTTTGGCAAGGTGTCGCCAGAGCAGATCATCAAGGGAGGACGGGCTTGGGGCTTCATCATCAAGAGCCCCGAGTACCACCGCAAGGACAGAAAGTTCGGAGTTAACTTCCTCGCGCGCATCTACGGACCGCACGTGTGGGAGGGTGACCCGACCTCTATTTGTTCTCCGCGCCGGCAGCTCAGTAAGTTCCATCTAACTACTAGCGTGCCCCTGTCCGACTCCGAGAAACTACGTGAGAAAGCTTTATCCTTCGCCCTCACTGACAGCAACACCCCCATCTTCAGCCAACTGACCAAGGCCGTCGCGAAAGTACTTCCAAGCAAGGAAATCAGCGGCCACATGCAGCGCTGGGGGGACCAACATGACCTCGCCGAACAGTATCCTAACGCCTACG